TTTTTTGAACAATGTCAGCCATACACGCCTCTCATTACAATATATAATAAATCCATTTTCATGGGTTCAATATATGAATATGTACAGGTATATTTCAAATATACCATACAACATTTTGTATTTTTATGTCGGGAGAGTTACGTTATGTAGGGTTGTTTACAATATCCATTCAGGTGGTATGCCATGCCATTTAAACATCAACGCCAGCCTTTCGGTGTATTTTGGTATCGGCTCTTTGTCGTTTTCAAAATAACTTATCCTTGAAAAATGAGAATAGCCCAATAGCCTTGCAAATTGGGTTTGAGTGAGATTAATCGGCTTTTATTGTTTGTAATTCTGACCAGCGGTCTTCACCAACTACTGATTGCAGGATGTTCTGATATACTATTTCATCCTTTACGCTTAGGTCGTGAAAAGGTTTATCGGTTTTTTTATCTTTTATTACAGTATATATCATAATCCCGCCAGGCAGTAAATTTCTGCTATATTAATTTGTATTAAATTATTTAGGTTCAATACTCCACTCCATTGGGTACCGAGCATTGAGTTTTTAATCGACACTCCTCCAATATCCCGGAGCCCGACAAATTCATAAGCCGCAACGTTACTCATTTTCTTTATCCAGCGTTTCTTTTGTGCTGCGGTCATTGTATAGAAAATTGAATTCTTTATTTTACTGGCTTTTTTGAGAAATTCAGAATAATACTGGACATGGTCCAGATAATTGAATCCATACTTAGCCCAGGCATAACCACCGACATCCATTCCCGCTTCAAGATATACACTTTCATAACCGGCTTTTTGATAGAGTTGTAGTTCATTCAAGAATGATTGTCTGGTAAGTCCGCTATTAGCATATCGCTGGTCTATTACCTGTAGGTTATACATTACTCGCCTGTCGGCTGGACTGAACGACCTGTTCATCTGGAATATTTGAACTCCATCTTTATCTTTACCGATTATATTCATTACCTTATATTTATCGGTGAATGTAGTATTTATCATATCGGCTTTTTTACGTAATTTATTTGGAATGAATACCCGTTCAATCTTTTTCTTTGTGTAATATCTGCCAAATACCGACTTAATACCCTTCGCCGCCTCTGCATTTCCCCATGATTTAATTGCATCGGCTTTTATATCGGCTCTGACATCTGGAATCTCTACGCTGGACGGGAATGTAGTACAGCGTTCATTGAAATCTGATGGATAGGCTCTACTATATCCACTATAATCTAGACCCAACGGAAAGTCCTGACCTATCTTTACGGTCGCACCATCAATAGCATGTGAGTCTCTTACCTGTGCATCACCAGCGGTAAACCATGAATGAAATTTGACAATCCCGGATTGCCTCATGCCTTCCATTTGTCCAAGATTGTTTGCTCCTACTGTTTCGGTTCGTGCTATTAATTCCGCTCGCCATGTTTTATTAAGTTCAAATGTATCTTTAATCATTTCACCCATTTCAGAAATAGATGCACCTTGTTGAATAGCATCCCTCAGCATTAATTGGATTCTCTCGTTGGTTGTTTCATTTATAAAATGACTGAACTTCTTAACACGTTCACCAATGTTATCCCATACCCTTGGATCGACAAGGCTAAATTGTCCGGCTTCTGGATTTAAGCCGCTTAACATCGCTTGCCCGGCATCATTAGCCGTACCCATAAGCCACGGCGTACATTTATCTGCAAACTCTCTATCCCAATAGTCATAATCAATATAAAGCAAATCCAAATCAACGGTTGCCTGTTTTACTGATAAAACATTAACCTGGGTAAGCAAATTATTTAATACTTGCATTTCTTGTAATTCAAATAAGGAAATAAAAATTAGCCGACCTTGCTTAATTCGGCGTGATATTCTACGAAATAAATTTTGACTACTGTATTTTAATTGTCTTGTCGTCTTTAGCCCCTCCCTAAAAAAAGCCCCCCGACAAAAGCCGGGGGTAGATCAACCTACGGACTAATCCTTATTACGGTAAGTATTTAAACAAACCGTAACACTATATCGTGTCCATTTAGACATTGATGTCGGTAATTGGTATTAAGTTCATTGGCATATAATACTGATTCATGTCTTTATCATCCACCCTTGGATCACCTAATACTTTTTCGCGGTAATCATTAGGACTTACTGCTGCAATCCCAAATCCGGTTTTATATTTTTCTATCTTCGTTACCATTGCTTCCGATAATGCAGAAATTACGTCTTCATCTAATTTTAGATAGTATCTTTCAGACGGGTCAAATTGAGGCATCAGGAATGTATTAATCATTTCCAGATACATCTTCATTTTTGGAACTATATTATTTTCGTAAAAGCTTTTATATTGAACGCCCGCATTTGCTATAATACTTGCGTCTCTGTAATCCTGTACGATAATTGGCGGCACTCCAAAAATACTTAGTATGTCACTTTTAGTATATTTACGTGATTCGATGTCTTGAATTTCAGAGGGTTTCATCTGAAGTGTTTTGTAGTCATAACCACCGTCAATGAACAATGGTTTTCCGGCCTTCTGATAACCTGCATGGTTTTGCAGAAATTCCTTTTTTATTCGGTTAAAGGTACTTTCGGGAACCGGGTCTTTAGCAACCCAAACGCCTGAACCCGTGACTTGATTATCAAGTACAACTTTATTGTATTTATCCATTTTGAGGTATATAATCAGGCTATTTGTTCCTGACTTTAACGGTGACATACCATCATAATCATCTGTAGGATTGTAAAAACGCATATAAAATATATCATTAGGGTCGTATTCAATCGGTTTGTTATTTACATCTAATACATATTTGGTTATATATCCATTTGCATCTAATTTGATCTTCATCAAATCCGGTCTTAGCGGGATAATCCACCGAATATAACCTTGCTTATTCCTTACCAGCCACCAGAACGATTTACCGGTTAATTCCATACTGCCAGACGTGTACATCCAGAAAAATGACCGGCTCATAAATGGATTCGGTTTTACAAACGGATCGAATAAGCGATTGTCATTTATTAATACCGGTTCGTCGTTTTTCTTTTTCTCGAAAACATCTATCTTTAAACCTGCCATTGCCATTTGAATTTGAAAAACACAACTATAAACAAATGGAATAGTAGCATAGGTTTGCATAAATCCTTTGTCGCCTTTGTTTAATTCTGTAGCCCAACCCCCAGCATAAGTATTCTCAAAAATAGGTGCGGTTAAATCGTTATTCTGAACAATTTTTAATCCATTTATTAATGCTACTTTTTGATTAAAATTCATAGTTACCCCAGAGTTTTAGTCGCTACTAATATCAATACAATCGCTAACGATAATGCCAGCGCAGATACACTTATGATAATAAAATACTTTCCAATTTCTGACAATATCAGACCTCTCTTTGTTGTGCTGTCACCGACTTTGGTTGTCATATAGAGGAATCCACAATAAGCAAGAAATGACAACGTCGCCAATACCCATAGCCCGATAATTATTTGAAAAATCCAGTTCATAATATCTCCGTTTGCGGTTTAAAATAACGGTTAAAGATAAAACTGAGACATAACAATCTCAATATAACCATACAACATTTTGTATTTATTGACGGTTTACCAATCCCTAACCACGTCAGGATTCAACCAATGTATTAATCCGGTGATAACATCAAAAAATGCGTAGTAAGTCTCGTTTTGGTATTCCTGTACGCCTATATATCGCAATGGAGAGTTAGATATTACCAAATCAGCATTATGCTTATATGGGCTTCCCGGGTTAAGTATCATTCTATCACCTTAAAATGTTTGGCTATTTCTTCGTCGGTGAATAATGCCTTGAATGGTATATCTATTGTATCATCACGAACCGACATTACTTTGTGAAAATAGATTATATCTGTCGGTCGTTTAAGATTATTTGCATTGATAATAATGTCTATCATTTGACTTTGCATTAAGAACATCTTAGGCATTCTCTTCCGCCGCATTATCATTGCAACTTGTTCATTGATTTTCTGGTAATAATCAATGTAATCCATTTCTTTGGCAACTTCCAGCTAGTTTTACATTTAATCATATTTTCTAATGACTTGAATTGTGCGCCACACTTATTACATATCTTCACTCGGTAAATCCGGGACATATCATCCATTTGACGGCTGTCAACGGTTATTATCTTACCTCGTTTGCAAACAGGACATTTTGCCATTTATAATCTCACCGCTTTAACGGTGTACTTTGTTCTGTTTTTAAGGTACTTTTTCGTTATCACTATTTCATATTGCGGTGCAGATTCACCTTCTTCGAGTTTGTCGAAAAGTGGACTCCAAGCAAGATACTCATAGTAATCACCCTCAGTTATTATTTCAACATCATAAATCAACATATATTTGAAAAATGTTTTTTGTAAAACTGCTAAACTATTGTGTTCAAGATAACCTATTGATACTTTAACAAGACCCCGTCTTCTTTCACTGATTATTAAGTTTTTCATTCTTGGTGCCTTTCTTTTTGCAGATTATAATAGATATTAGCAATCCAATATAACTTTCTCTATTTCATCACATAATACTGTCCATTCCCCACTCATATCAACAGGATTTGATACTATTCCTTTTTTCGCAATGTTTACTTCAATTTGATCAAATCTTTCTTCTTTAACATTATATCTCGCCTCGTTTACAAACAGGACAAGTCGCCATTTATAATCTCACCGCTTTAACGGTGTACTTTATTCTGTATTTAAGATGCTTTGTCGTTATCTCTAATTCATATTGTGGTATTATATCACCCGGTTTAAGACTGTCGAAAAGTGGGCTATAGGCACTATATTCAAGACAATGATAATCCCTATGTGTTCTTACGTCATAAATCAATAGATATTTGAAGAATGATTCCCGTAATACTTCAAAATCTATTTCTTCAAGGAATTCTTTTGACGCTATAATAGAACCACTTCTATTTTCTTTGATTAAATTGTTCATTGTTTCCCCTAAATTGTTCTGACCCCGCCCACTCTCAGGCGGAAGTCGTCTGCCATTATATCGTAAGTGTCTGCATCTCGCTGATGGTCATTACCTTTAGTCCAGACATAATATTGTTTGTTCCCGGAATCTTCTAATTTCCGTACCGGCTCTTTCATTTCAGTATAGTATTTACCACCCAATAAATCAGGTGCATGAACCGGCAAGATATTAATTCGCTCTTTCAGATGTCGTAAACTTAAATCCAATATCCAGGTTCTATCAACGTTTATCTCTCGGTTTAAATAATCTATTTTGAATTCTTTACCCGTTGCACCTGTTTTATTAGAACTTCGATATGCAAACCAGCAGTCACAACTTATTCCTGAATCATTTTCAACTATGTCCCTTATTTCTTCTACTGCTCTTTTTTCCGGCATTGCATCCATTACCATTACATTGACTTTATATCTCTTAGCCAATTCGACTATCTCTAATTTCGTCTTTACCTTACCAACGTATAGCATCAAACGCTTTTTGATTAATTTCGATTCAACCTCATCTGCATATTCAGCGTCACCTTCTTTGTACTTCATCTCACAATCGTATGGTAACTCTCTGATTATTTGACTTATCCGTACATCGAAACGTGTTCCGACATCTACACCCATTGTAACTTTATCTTTACCCTCGTATTTATCCGGCAACATCCATATATCACGAATACAATTATTGAGTATATCAATGGATATTTGCGAACCCGTTCCGCTATATGCCAGTCCAAGTACAGAGTTATAAAAGTGTTGTAATTCTATTTCGCTCCCCATTGCCTCTATAAAACGTGTCCAGATACTTTCGACTGACTTCCAAGGTATAATCATCTGACTGATATGGTATCCGCTGTATTTTCCACCTGGATTGTATTTTACCCAACGCCCGTTTTCTCTGCTTATTTCGGCACCACAAGTTTTACAATATAGTTTAATATCACGTCCGGAACTTTCATCCCATTCTTTGTCTTTGAGTTTATAATCGGTTTCACCTTCGTGATTTACAACATTATCGAAAAAGGTAATAGGTTGAGTTAATTTACATTCAGGACAATCAACAGACCAGCACCGTTGATCTGAATTCTCAAATAATAAATCAAGTCCATATCCCTTTATAGTCGCATTTCCAACATATCTTTCTAATCGGTAGTCTGATTTTTCCGTTCGGTCAACAGCATATTTAATATTATCAAGGTTACAACGGTCAGATTCGTCAACAATTACAACATCTGCGGGAAACTCAATAAAGTCACTAATAACATTACTGGATGCATATTTAATTACACCCCTACCGAAATGTTTGAGTTTAACCGAACTTGCCTTACCGTATGATTCACGGTGCATATCCTTATATGCAGGAGTAAGTTTAATCGATTTGTCTATCCTATTCTGGACAAAGGTTGTAATCAGATCAGATTTAGGTAAGACGTAAAAAACTGCCAATCCATAATATGCCATTGCGATCGATTCAACTATAAGCCACTCGGTTTTCCCGGACTGAACACATGATTTAATTACTATCTTACGCCGTTTGTCGTGATAGATTTCTTTCATGTGTTTGAAATTATCAAACTCTAATCGCTGTGCTTTGTTGTTTAAGTGATAATTTACCGCCAAGTCCCATGTTTTATTGATAATCTTGATTATATTCCTGGCAACTAATATCTTTTCATTACCAGTACTTAATAGCAATTGGGCGGCTTTGTCCGGGTCACCCTGTTTGATATATTTACGAACTTGCTGAATCACCGCCATGAGATAGTTCCTATACTGCCGATAATATCACAGCATGGCTCCGATAACACCCTATAGCCAAGTTTAAGTAATTCCATGTGTATAGATGCTGCTAATTCGGCTTCTTTTTCAGTGCCGTTTCATGTCTGGTTTCATTGGGATATTTTTTTTCAGTTGATAGAACCTGGATAACGGCTAAGATTAATTCGTTATATAAATCACCTTTAGCCTTGATCTGTTTTTCCCCTTTTACTCTTGGTTTCGGTTTTGGTTTTGGTCTTGGTGCGCCTCTCGTACCCATAATATCTCCTTATTTACTACCGATCAGCCTTATATCAATTCCAACTAATACTATTGGCGGTTTTTCGATTTCATTCCATTTGTTGTCATAGTACCAGTGCTTTTCTTCAGGTGGTCTATTGATACGATTTAAAAATTCTTGTTTCTGATATGATTTGACCCAATGGACATAATATCCGGATTCCCAATTAACCTTTTTTCCGATTGTGGCGTAAACCATCCCGGTTGTATCTGTTGTAACAATCTCTTTACCAACATTGATTGTCAACGTATAATCCTTTTCCTGTGCGAATAGTCCCAATGTAATAATTACAATAATAATCAATACTTTCATAATAACTCCTTTGTTAAGTTTTAACCTTCATATTCATCAATTATTGATACTATTTCATTTAATATCACTGTCTTTTCTTTTATCGACATATCAGAAAACCGCTTGCCTTCTTCACTTTCAATTACCGATGTCCGGCTATCCGGTTCTCCCATTATAAAATGCTGGAGCCTTATCAGTTTGTCAATATCCCTGAACTTCGGCTTGATTGATGGAATGTCAACTTTGTTCTGTTCACCGCAATGTTTACAAACATAAACCACCTTCCCTAATAGGCTTGCTACATAGACCTTAATAGCATTATCTACTATCTTGATCTCCCGCGCTTTGCGTTCAACCTGTTCGCCAAGTATCTTTTTTTCTGTATCAGATACAACCTTGTACAAATGCTGTTTTCGTTTTTCTACCCAATTACCACTTCTTGAT